GTCACAAAGATCAATGTATTTAGGATTGATTTGCCCATTTTCCAAGATTTTTCTCTCAAGTCCAGACATATAGTATCATTTAGACATCTTTATTTAAGTATTTTTCTTTTATTATAATATAAAATGAGCGGATTCGATGTTTCTGAACTTGTAAAACGCGCGATTAAATACATTATTGAAGGTATCATTGTTGCCCTCGCAGCATATGTTATCCCAAAGAAATCTTTGAACGTTGAGGAAGTCGTTGTCATCGCTTTGACTGCAGCAGCAACATTTAGCGTTCTTGATGTTTTCATCCCTAGTATGGGTGTGTCAAGTAGAAATGGCACTGGCCTGGTTATTGGAGCGGGTCTAGCGGGCGGGATTCCAATGGTAGGACTCTAACCCTTTCCCCGGACAATAATTAATAGATTTGAGTAACTCCGTTTGGGTCACTCTATATATGGTCTTATTTCTATGTAATGATCTAAGTATGGTAAGGAATTTTTCAAAAATATTATTTATATAATTTAACAAAAAATTATATAAAAATCTAATTCATATTGGGTTCCATAGAGTCAATCATAGACTCAATCACGTATTTTACGTCAGTATCAATACCCTTTATGACTTCACTATCAATACCCTTTATGACTTCATTTTCAATACACTTTATGACTTCACTATCAATACCCTTTATGACTTCATTTTCAATACACTTTATGACATCAATACCCTTTATGACTTCATTTTCAATACACTTTATGACTTCACTATCAATACCCTTGACAACGTCAGTATCAATACCCTTTATGACTTCACTATCAATACCCTTTATGACTTCACTATCAATACCCTTTATGACATCAATACCCTCGACAACGTCATTTTCAATACCCTTTATGACATCATTTTCAATAATATTTTCTAAATCCTTACAAGATATATCTATTAACCTTTCGTTTTCATTGTCAAAAAGGGCTACTGAATCCCTTCTAATTCGTAGATTCATAGGGTGTTCAAGAGGATCTTCTACATTTTGTTTACAACATTTCAAAAATAAGAACCAATTCATATATATTTATGTCTTTATTTTTTCACCAATATTTATCGTATAAAATAACCCCCGCCAAGAAGATTCCAAAGAAGTTTTTAGAGAACAAATCCAAAATGTTATAAAACGCATTTTTATAGTTATAAGACAACAATGCCGCTACACCATACAATCCCCATACACTCATAAAATAGACAAATGTAGTCTGCCCTACTACTGTAAACTTGGCATAGTTCTCGTAAATCAAATAGAACATTGCGAAAAATGGAAGGAATCCCAACCCAGTTCCTATCTTCACACTCAATCGACCCATTTCTGACAAATATCCAAACAATAACATCAATGTATTCAATATGAAAATAGGAACCAATGTCGGGGTATTTTTCTCAACAATCGTATAAAAGGATTCTTGATCCTTTGTTCTCTCGTAATACAAATACATACAATAAGTAAATAACATAGTAGGTGTAGTGAGAGCCCAATCATAATATCTAAATGGGGTTATATTGTCGATCTTCGCAAAATTCATTACCAACCAAACATAAAAAGAACCCTCTATTAATTGAACCAATAGTTCTAACCATAATAAACTCTTTACAAATATCATAGACGGACTTATTTTCAACGACAAAACATACATATCTAAAAAAAGTGTGAGAACCTGAATAAATAAAGATCCTTTACCCGTTCTGTAAATAATATTATTCATATACAATAAACAAATATAAAAATATTGTATCTATTGTAATAATGTCTTGTGGTATCTATATCGTCAATTATAAAGACGAAGAACGTCGCCGAAGAATGTCACAAAGAGTAAAATCGGTGGGACTTGATGCTCATTTCGTCGCCCCCGTCTCCGTTGAAGACCCACGTATCAAAGACCAACCCATCACCACATTCGAAAAAAGGAATTGGTCTATATTCTTTCAACATGTAGATTGTATGCGAGAATTTGTTGAGAACACAACCTACGATTATTGTATCGTTTGTGAAGACGATGTCGTTTTGTCCCGAAATCTAAAAGAAGAAATCCCCGAAATAATATCCCTTTATGACAAAACCCAGTTGGATATTCTACTTCTTAGTTACTTGTGGCCTTATGAAGTGGCTGAAGACAATTATTTCCCTGTATTACAGAGAACCGATAAATGGAAGATTCAGGGATATCCTCGTGATTTATGGGGAGCACATATGTATTTTATGTCACGGGCCCATGCTGCCGTTCTTATTGAACGATATACGGCGGAATATGCGCTGGCACAAAAAGAAACGCCTTTTTGTACCGATTGGCAATTCACGAAATTCGGGCGATGTGGTCTTATTGTGCCTATGGTAGGATTAGAAGAAGGAGAAGTTAAAACCGACCATCAGGGACAAATTGATTTCCATCGTTCCGTTTTTCAATTCCATTATAAAGAAGACAAGTTTATATAGAAGATGAGTCTATAGAAAAAGATATAAAAATAATCGTATAATATAGAGAAGATATGATACGATTTGTTTTTTTATTGCCGTTCTTTTTATCCCATTTTCGTCCGGTCAAACACGCAAATATAACTTGGATAAAACCCTTTGTTTTCCCTAATGAAAATAGACCGAATATTAGCGATTCTAAAACATACGAGAACTTTACGGATATGAACGAAACCGAATATTTTTTGATGATTGAAGATATGGTGATTTATACTTTGAAAAATGAATCCAAATGGGAATCTAATATTAAATTTTGATTTATAAATCTTCAAGGGTCTAAACCGTAGGAAAAAACTCCCAATCCAATTCTACACACACTTTCTTCCAAATCATATCTTGATCCAACTGTTTTTCACGGTCTTTCATCATCGGTATATACGGTAAATACTGTGTCTGGTCTAACAGAACACATAATTGGAAAAGCGTATACGTATAATTGAAAAAATTCCGCCGATTAGGTGGGCAATGAAGTGCCCAAGGTTGCTGAATCTCAATAAAGAGAACACATAACGTCTCGTGTAATTCTTCGCTCATAATCGGGGGTTTTACACCGAAAATCGAATTAATATATTGAATATGTTCAAAATATTTATTAAACCCCAATTTCCGCAAAATATCGCGCATTTTATCATATGTTATTTCTTTATAGTCTTTGATACGCTCCTTTTTGATCCTGTCTTTAATCGCCTTTATGACATCCTCCGGAATCTGTGTTGTCTCTTTTGCCTGAAATTGCGACAAGATTTCTTTGAAATGATTGAGTCGAATATATGCTGTGTATGACACCTCATTTGGTGGTTCTTTATTTGTAGGTTTTGCGGAATCCACAATATAAGAGATAAACTTACCACAAATAGGATGATTACATATTAAAATCCCTTCTTCATCCTGTGGAATCATTTCACCTATATGACATGAATCACAGACATCTGAAGAAACAATATAATCTTGAATATTCACATAATCATTTGTGACATTTCGCCAATAAGATTGATAAGTTTTCCGTGATTGATTGTATTTATCGGATTGTGGATTCGCATTTTCTGGATCTTTTGTCTTTATCTTGAAAAAAGAATGGAGAACATTTGTATTTCCTCCTCCAGATGAAATCTCCTTTTTCTGTTCAAAATAATTGAAAACATATTTCGAATTGTCCAAATAATAATCTTTTTCTTCTTTTAATAATGTCTTTACTTCATGCTGCTTTTTCCGGATAGAATCTTTCGTATCCATATAATTATCAATATTCTTTTTTGCGGATTTTAAACACGATTTGAGAACCTCTATTTCCTCACGTAACTTAGGCACAATTTCATTACAATTTTTAGCAAATTGAGCGACGAACTCGGAGTGTTTTTCGTCAATGGTTTTCACCGATTTCATCTTTTGTATAGATACTTTACGATTGTTTATATTTGTTTTTTCGTAATTCGTTAAACAAATTTCATAAAAACAAAAATATAAATTATATGGAAACACCAGAAGAAATTCAAGTCAGCAAAAAGAATTTCCAGAAAATGCTTTTTTTAACAAACGCAATAGAAAAAGGTTGGTCGGTCAAAAAGACTGAATCTTCATATGTTTTTCGCAAAAAAACAGAGAACAAAAAAGAAGTTTTACGAACCGACTATTTAGAAAAATTCATCGATTCCAATTTGGATATAAATCTTTTATTGAAATAGAGTATATGTATTTGTTTTTGTATTTGTTTTTGGTTCTCGTGAAATTTATAAAATCTAGTGATACTGAATGTCCCCATCCTATATCACAGGGGGACCGTCGTCTACATCCAAAATCTTTCCGGTTTGTCCAATATAATGCAGAATGGTTATTTATAGACTATTGTTCATCTGCTGATTGTCCCGGAGAAGGTTGCCCTTGGGAGAATCAAACAGAAGCCCAGACTCATTTAGAATATGTCAAAGATGTCATTCATCTATTAGACCCCGATATAATAAACATTTGTGAAGTAGAAGGTTGTGACGAATTGAATCTATTAATAGAGAACTATCCCGAATATATACCCTATTTGATAAAGGGGGCTGATACAAGCACAGGACAAAATGTAGGAATGCTTACGAAAATAGATCCTGTTACATCTTTATATAGAACTGAAGAACGTGTTACATATCCAATACCATATTCAACATGCGGATATACTGGGAGTCCCACTACAAGTGGTGTTAGTAAACATTATATAACAGAAATTGTCATAGAGAATATACAGATTGCTATTATTGGTGCGCATTTAATAGCATATCCTACGGATGTTCAAAGATGTGCTCAACGAGAAGCGCAAGCACAAGTGCTTCAAAATATCATTGTCCAATATGTAAAAAAGGGATACGAAATCATTGTATCGGGGGATTTGAATGATTTTGATGGGGTTACATTAGACGCAAATAATAACAGGCCATTATCGTCTGTCTTGGAAATTTTCAAAGGAAATGCTGGTGTATATAATAATACATATGAATTGTATTCTGTATCTACCTATATGGAAAAATCCAATATCTTTAGTGATTGGTGGGACAAAAATGGGGATTGTATATCGACATCGGTCGAGTTCTCAATGATTGATCATATTTTAGTTTCAAAATACCTTTATGACAATATACAACAAGTATTTATATATCAAAAATATAGCGAATACTGTGGAACATATAATTCCGACCATTATCCAATAGTTGTTGATTTTTTTATTGAGTAAACCAAAAATATTTCATGAAAAGGTCTACACATTTAGGAATTCGTTCATTTTTTATTCATATATTTTCAAAAAAATATATTATATATATATATATATACGATGAACCCATCAACAGAACCTATAAACCCCACACAAGTAGGACCTAAAGGACCTGACCCTACAGCACCAAAATATAACACGAACTGGTCCAAATCACGTAATGGAGAAAATCATGAACTTTTTAAAAAAGATCTTGCAGAATATTTAGCATCTCCAGCTCTTGCTGAATTCAACGCGAAAAAAAAAACAGAGGATGATATGTATGATAGTATGGTACAAAAAGAAAAAAATGAAAAAAATATTAGGGCTAACTTTGATAAATGTGTGAGACCTGCTGTAGGTGGATGGGGGAATCCGTTTACTGGTTTGAAAATTGAAGATGGAAATTATGTAAGAGTAAATCCTGATTATAAAACCACACCTTTGGGAAATTATGTTAGTTATAATAATTACAGCAACCCTCGATATACAATACATACATTTACTAGTGGAGAAATGTATGAATTTAATAAGGGTGTAAAGGCAAATAGTGATGAAGAAATGTATGATATAGATATGTATTTATATGAACCCAAAAAAGCCCCAGTAACAGCCGGTTCAAGAAAGAGAAGAAGAAACAAAACAAAGGGAAAATATAATTCAAAAGGGGGTTCAAAGAAAAGACAACAAAAAAGGAGATCATACAAAAAACGATAATTTACAAAATAAAAAGATATACACCCTTGTATAATGGGACAACATTCAATTGTCCCATTATAGATCACTTCATAGTAAAAATAATTTATTAGTATATATAATATCAATGAGTACAGAAGAAATTAAACCTCTGGAATACCCAGAAAAAGTAACAAAGTTGACGATTCCAATACCATTAAAACCGAATCCTATAGACTATAGTCCAACACGATTGAATGATCATGGAAAAACGGACCCAACATATGTCCATGATATGGGAGAATATAAATTATATTCATCTATAACACGTGGGGAACTTATAAGAGAAGATGAATTTGTCAAATATCCAGAATATACAAAATATTATGAAAATAAGACAAAATATGACGCATATAAAAAAAGGGTTGTAGATATAGAAAATTATAATAAAGAGATTAAAAATTTAGTACGGTTAACTTCAATCCATAAGGGTCTTACAGGTTGGGGAATCAATTTACATGGTAATAATATATATTACAATATACAGCCACATCAAGCTAGAGTTGAAATACTCGGGATATATACAGGTTATGATGATTTCGAATTGAATGGATTTATGGTAACAAAACATAAATTTACTGATGGAGAAATGTATGAATTTAATAAGGGTCGCACATCAAACAAATTTTCAGAAGAAATACAAGATAAAAATATAGATGAATACTTGTGTATAATTAAAAATTTAGGTGGTTCAAGAAAGATAAGAAAGAACAAAACAAAAGGGAAATATACTTCAAAGAAAAGGCAACAAAAAAGGAAATCACACAAAAAACGATAATAATATTGAAAGGTCCACTATAGAAACTATTTACCTATATATATGGAGAGACTAGATTTAGGTGTATTAAATAGCTGTTTATTTACTGCAGTTGATATTCCACTATCTGGAGGACCAAACAAATCTCTTCAACTTTCACAACAATATAAAGGTGTGATCGATAATATTCATGTAAAATTAACACACGCTCGTCCAATTTTTAAAAGATCACATAATATAAATTCAAATGAATTTAATACAGTATTTTTTATTAGTGATATACATGCTGATTTACGTAAATTTATTCAAATATTACAAAGTAACCGCATAATTACATATAATAATATACCAGATTATGACCCATATGAAGGTAATAATATTTATAATGGATTGTTGGATTTTGAATGGATTAGTGGACCAAGCGTATTGATTATTATTATAGGAGATTTAGTTGATGGAAAACGAGATCAAGGATGTGATGATCCTGAAGGTCGATTTGAATTATTGTTACATATGTTTTTACATAATCTTAGAATACGATCAAACAATAATAGTTCAGAAGTTATATTTACTTTAGGTAATCATGATGTTGATTTATTATGTTATAATTCAGGCGGGTATAGGCATTATATACATGATACAGCAACATCGTTTTATACATCATACGAATTAGGTAGAGATCTTGGTGAAAATCGTTTTAATATTCTTTCACCTTTTTATCTAAATTGCATGTTTTTATGTTTACGTATTTATGACGGTGCTAATACTGATAGTACTGCTAGTGATATAACCAAAATATTATGTATTCATGCTGGTATTTATAATAGTACATTAAGAATTACCTATCCTTTGATAACTTTATATAATAATCAAAGATCGATAGATAGAGTAGTTGGTACACCAAAAATACCAATTTTAACAAGTTATATCAAAAATACCGATAATCTATCACCTGATTCTTTCATAGCCAACCGTTCTTCTAATAATAAAGATATATGTGAGAAAATTGACCGTGATAATTTGGCACTGTTTAGCCGTAGCAAACCACCATTACCATTATTTGTAGTTGGACATTGTCCTACAAATCAATTAGATCCTAATTTAACTACGAAATTGGGATTGGGATATGATGATAATAATCATTATGCTGGATGTGATTACTTCCCTGATATTCATCCAGACATATATCGCAATCCAGCTAACAGGAGGGGATGTGTCGTTCTTGGTTGTTCTCATCAAAATTCTGGAATAATTACTCAGAATAATATTGATAATCCAAAGTTGGTATTAGTGGATACTGCCTTAAGTGCATCATTTAGATGGAAATCTGACTACAACAAATTTGGAGTTCCAATTCCAACTCCTGTGACCGGAAAAAGATCCAACCCTAATACAAGAGAAGAATATCCAGCCCCTCATAATCATAATGAAGTGAATAAAATTCGTAATATTGAAATTTATAAACTGCGTAAAGACCCCGGATTGGACCCTAACCCTAATATACCGTATAATGTATCTAGAAGACAAATAAATGGTGTGGAATATAATTTTTTATCCTCAGTTAAAGATCCCACCACTCAAACTCAAATTTATACTGATCCAGTAGTCCCAGGGTTCGTTCATAATCCTCCTACGACTCCTGGTGGTAAAAATAAACAAAAAATAAAAACTTTAAAAAAAAAAATAAAAAAATATCAAAAACGTTCAAAAAAATATATAAAAAACAAAAAAAGCAGAAGAAAACACTATTCTAGTTCCTGAAAAACTATATATTCACCCTTTATAGAGCAAGCGACCTATCCCTTCAGGTTGTCACATGTACTATGAAATGAAAGTCACACTACATAGTAACTCATACTATTTAGTGCTATGGAAATAATACCGTAGATAGAGTGACCCATCCCTCCTACCCTACCATAGGAGTAGGGGGTTCACTAGAATCTATGAATTATTGTATCCAGATAAAAATATTCGGTGTAGGTCATAAAGGAATATTGGTTGCTGGGCTGGGCTGGGCGGTCTAAAAATTTTTTTACCGGCAGGTGTGTTCGATATTCCTTTATGACAATTGTGAAGTGTTCATTACCGTATAAATATTCAAGGGTGTAAAATTGAACCCATTTTTTTAATGAAACTCAATCACACCACTTACATAGTAATAATGCCACAATATAATCGCTCGTTATCTACCTACAAGTCTTGCACCGCTACTTTTATCTATTATATCAATTCCCCACACATAAAGAAGGTCGTTGTAAAGAGTATACGTCGTCCTCGCTCCCTCTCCTTTTATTATACAAAAAAGTAGGGGGAACCTAGTAGGGAAACCTAGTAGGGAAACCTACGGTTTCCCCTACGACCCCATCCCTTCTTTTATGGATTATTTTTTGGATTCTTGATGTATTGTCATAAAGGAATATTGAGAACATAATGATAAA